ATATCATGTTTGATCAAGAACAAGAGACATATGACTTGTTTGGACGAGTTCATATGGATTATCTTGAACTATATAAGAAATATAACTATGAAAGTCGTCATAGTTATAAACTTGATTATATTGGTGAAATGGAAGTTGGTGAAAACAAAACTCAATATGAAGGTTCATTGGATCAATTATACAATAAAGATTGGCGTAAGTTTCTAGAATACAATCGTCAAGATACAATGTTGTTGTTCAAGATTCACGACAAATTAAAATTCTTAAATCTCGCTAATGATATCGCTCATCAAAACGGCGTATTGATAGCAACTGCCATGGGTTCTGTGGCCATGATTGATCAAGCAGTGGTCAATGAAGCTCATTCTCGTGGTCTAATAGTTCCTGACAAAGTAAGGAGAAGTAATGATTTATCGGACGAACCAACGGCAGCTGGTGCCTATGTTGCTGTGCCTAAAAAAGGAATCCATGAATGGATCGCGGCGGTTGACATCAACTCGCTTTACCCGTCAGTCATCCGTGCTCTTAACATGGCGCCAGAAACCATCGTTGGACAAATCAGACCACACATGACCGATAAGTATATCACTGATCGTATGACTGATAAAGTGATAAACGGTAAGAAAGTTAAGGCAATGACTTTTGCTCAGGCATGGGACGGATTGTTTGGTACATTAGAATATACTGCTGTTATGAATCAAGAACGTGGCACTATATTAACCATTGATTGGGAACGTGGTAATAGTGAAGAAGCTAGTGCGGCAGAAATCTGGAAAATGATTTTTGATAGTAATCAACCATGGATGTTATCGGCCAATGGAACCATTTATACCTATGAAAAAGAAGGTGTGATTCCAGGTCTATTAACTAAATGGTATAGTGAACGTAAAGATATTCAAAAGCAATTGAAATCTGCCACTACAAAAGAAGATAGAGAATTCTTTGACAAACGACAGTTAGTTAGAAAAATTCTACTTAACTCTGCATATGGGGCTTTGTTAAATCCACATTCACGATTTTATGATTTAAGATTAGGACAAAGTACTACGCTAAATGGACGTTGTATTGTTAGACATATGAGTGCCTATCTTAATGAAGCAATTGCTGGAGTATATGATCATAACGGTGATGCAATTATTTACGGTGATACTGACTCATGTTATTTCAGTGCTTGGCCAATTCTAGGAAAAGATCCAGAGATGAGTAAGAATTGGAACAAAGATGTAGCGGTAGAAATCTATGACAATCTTGGTGAGGCAGTTAATGCCAGTTTCCCTGAATTTATGGAACGATCATTTCATACTACACATAAGAATGGTTCTATTATTGCCGCTGGTCGTGAATTAGTGGCTGATCGTGGAATCTTTATGAGTAAGAAACGTTATGCTGTAAACATCTATGATAAAGAAGGTAAACGATTGGATGTTAATGGTGAAACTGGTAAGATCAAAGCCATGGGTTTGGATTTGAAACGAGCCGATACTCCAAAATATGTACAGGAATTTCTGTATGACATTCTTAAAATGGTTCTTCTTGGCACTGATCGTGAAAAAGTTATTGCTGACATTCGTGAATTCAAACTTAAATTATCCAAGAATGAAAGTTGGACCAAGGGTAGACCAATGGGTGTTAAGAAGATTACTCATTACGAAGAAATGTTACGTAGAGAAAATGAAAGTCATGGTAAAAGAACTGCCAAGAAAGTCAGTCCACCAGGTCACGTTAATGCCAGTATCAATTGGAACTATTTACGAAAAATGAATGGTGATAACTATTCACAACAAATTGTAGATGGTATGAAAATTGTAGTATGTCAGTTAAAAGCCAATCCGCTTGGTATGACCAGTGTGGCTTATCCAACTGATGAATTACGATTGCCAGATTGGTTCAAAGAACTTCCATTTGATGATGAAGGTATGGAACGAAGTTTAGTAGATGAAAAGATTGAAAACATGATTGGTGTATTGGAATGGGATATTAGACAAGACACCAATATTAATTCAACATTTGGAACATTGTTTTCATTTGAATAGTTGTCCAAATGATTTGACAATCTATACAAAATACAGTATTATTACACTAACGAGCAAATAAAAGGAAAAAAATGAAGGATTATCTAACAGATATTATTAGTCACACAAGTCAATTAGGTTTTATTAATCTTATTAAGATTACTGGAACTGATAAAGAAACCATTATTAATGCTATGGCTGAAGACAGAACAGTTATTGTTTCTGCAAAGTTTAAGAATCCACAATCGGATTTTAAAGGTATATTTGGTATGCCAAATCTTCCTAAACTCAAAACCATTCTTGGATTTGATGAATATAATGAAAATGCCACTATTGTCATGACACGTAAAATTCGTGATGGCGAAGATGTTCCAGAGGCAATTCACTTTGAAACCAGTACTGGAGATTTTGTCAATGACTATCGTTTGATGGGTAAGTCAGTTGTTGAAGATACAGTCAAGCCAGTTAAGTTTGCTGGTGCTGCTTGGAACGTAGAATTTGTTCCTAAAGTTGTAAACATTCTTCGTCTTAAGAAACAGTCAGGCGCTAATAGTGAACAAACTACATTTACTACCAAAACTGATGGTACTAATCTTAAAGTATATTTTGGTGATGTAAGTACACATAGTGCCAATTTTGTATTTGAAGAAAACATTGTTGGATCATTACAGCGTACATGGGCATGGCCAGTAACTCAAGTATTGGCTATTCTCGGTCTTGATGGTGACAAAAAGATGTATATCGGTGATGCTGGTGCTATGAAAATCACTGTTGATAGTGGTCTTGTTGAGTATGAATATTTAATGCCAGCACAACAACCATAAGTAAGGATTAATAATGGATCCTCATCAGACAGCAATGGCCGAACGCAGAATTAAAAATTCATTTAATGCCACTAGGATATTTTGGCTACCAGTTAATTTCAAAGAATATGAAATTAACATTGGGGTTCAAGTAACCAATGATACTGATTTATCCAATCTTGACAAATTAGAGTTGTCCAATGTCATTGACAATATAGATGACAATGTGTTACAATCTAATTTGTTGGACCTAATAGTAGTTAGCAATTTACTTTATGATTATGTTGCTAGTTATTATACCACACATGATATTCGTATTGATATCATGAATTTTAATCAACCGGTATTTACTACCATTTATCTTTTTAAACAATAGAGAAACATCATGGCAAAACCACAAATTCAATCTAATCCTCGTGTCAACCAAATTTTTGATGACTTGGAAAAGTTCAAAGATTTCTGTGTAGAATTCGGATATAAGTTTGATGAATCATGTCTTTATAACATGCGAAATTATGCTTATCAACAGTATTCAAAGTTTTGTAGTCATAAAAACTTTAAGAATCAATGGACGGAAGATCAACGAAGATTTGCCCAACAAGAACAACGCTTTTCGTAATGTCTATTTCTTTGATAGAACAGAAGAACAATAAACTTAAAATTGGGTTTAATTGTTCTTCTTTTGACATGTTACATCCTGGACACATAACCATGCTTAAAATGGAAAAGCAGTTATGTGATTATCTTATAGTTGGACTTCAAGTTGATCCAACTATTGATCGCCCTGGCATCAAGAACAAACCTGTTCAAAGTGTCTACGAACGTTATGTACAACTTCAAGGTTGTAAATATGTAGATGAAATTCTAGTATATGAAACTGAGTTTGATTTATTACAACTACTTAAAACTCAAATGATTCATATTAGATTTTTAGGAGATGAATACAGATCACGAGACTTCACTGGAAAAGAATATTGTCTTAACAATGATATTGAGTTATATTATCATGTTCGTCAACATATATATTCTTCTACTGAATTACGTGAACGTGTGACCAGATTGGAAAATTTAAAGATCAAAGATAAATCTGTTAGTTTGCCGCAACATTCGTCAGATTTGATCAACTCGAAATTATTTGACAACAAATAACAATTAAGATATACTCATATTATGAAATCATTTATATCACTTATTTTACTCGTGGCTTGGTTAGGTGGAATTTATTTGGCCAAAGGTTTTTGGTCAGTATTTTTTGCCGTAATTTTTCCATTTTGGGGATATTATCTTGTCGTTGAACAATTAATAATTAAATATCTATTATGAACAAAATTGGATTTGCTTGTAAATGGATTGATACTCCAGATCAAGTCAATGGTATCAAACCTAAAGATGATGCTAAAAAGTATACAACTGGAACAACAACTGTAGCCTGGCTTAATCGTCAAACTCGTGACGTAGCAGAACAACGATTGTGGGACTTGATGATTCAAAACATCGAATCCACTCGTAAACTTGTAGAAAAGGTAGGAAAATTAGATGAAAATCTTAGAATGGTACGACTCAGTAGCGATATACTTCCTGTATATACTGAGTCTAGCTGGTCGTGGTTTTATAGACAGCAATTCATACGAGATGCCGCCGCTAGAGGATTTGCGGAAATCGGAAATATTGCTCGCGAGATGGGTGTTAGGCTTAGTATGCATCCTGGTCAGTTTGTTGTTCTTGCTAGTATTGATGAGGGTATTGTTCAACGAAGTATAGAGGAGTTTGAATATCATGCAGACATGGCTAGATGGATGGGATATGGAAAAACTTTTCAAGATTTTAAAATTAATGTACATATCTCTGGTAAACGAGGACCAGAAGGTATTAGATTAGCATATAAACGCTTATCGCCAGAGGCAAGAAATTGCATCACAATCGAAAACGAAGAAAACTCATGGGGATTAGAAGATGTACTTACTATTAGAGATATCGTTCCTATTGTTGTTGATATCCATCATCATTGGATACATTCGGGGGAATATATTCAATCTGAAGATGATCGTATATTACGGGTGTTGGATAGCTGGCGTGGTATCAGGCCTACTTGCCATTATTCTGTTAGTCGCGAAGATTGGTTAAAAGATCATTGTATTAATACGTTACCTAATCGTGATCGTTTAGTTGAGAGTAAAATCAACAAACAAAAATTACGTGCTCACAGTAATTTTTATTGGAATAATGCTGTGAATGATTGGGCATTGAGTCATTGGAAATGGGCTGATATTATGTGTGAGAGTAAAGGTAAAAACTTAGCTTCATTTGAATTATATAGGAGAATTAAAAATGAGTAAAATGGGTAAAATTATTAAGATTCCAAAATCTAAACTTATAACATTGTCTAATAAAATGTATGATGACATTAACATTTTTAAACCTGACGAAATTATTATATGTTCTGAACTTAATACTACGGCAGAGATATATGAAAAACTGAGATCAATGAATACATCATCATTTGCTTACATGTTTAACTATGCTCCATATAATAAATATCCAGATGAAGAAGGAAGTTATCTTGAATATGCTTTTTTAAAAGCTGGTGAAAGTAATGGATATGTTAAGGGTGAAAGACTTGTTAGACAATTGCGTCATTTAGATGGTTGGAACGAGAAGAAACCCCCATATAGTTGTAATGGAGTTGATTTTAAAGGTGGACTAGAACGATTAATTGCAGAACTTGATTATCCATTAGATATATTAAATAAAAATAATATTAATATTGGAATTTGGAGTATCAACGATGAATTTAGATGGTCTAATTTACTGACAGAAGAAGATGGTGAAAAAGCTATATGGATAGAGGGTGAACTATGTGATCAACATATTAAAATTTACGGTAAATTGCCACCATTGAATATAAAAGATCCATCTAAGTGTAAGATTTATACTGATCCGAGAATGCCAAATCCGAATATTAGACCAGTACAATTTAAAGTTGGCTAAAATATATGTCTGATCTTCATTTATCAATTAGTCCATTCTTAGATAATGCGTCTAATTGGTATCTTAGTACTCATCGTAATCCTTATGATGATCATTCCGAACTGTATTCTAGATATAAAGTTTGGATGAATGAACAAGGTGTTAT